AACCCAACCGTAATGCACACATAGATGCTTTGGCAGGACTACCAAAGTACGCATTGGCTTCTACATCTAACACGTTAAAAGCATCAGCACCTAAATGATCGGGATATTTATGCCCTATTAACCTTATTTCCGGTGTTTCGTATAAATCAAAGTCGTTTTTGAATATAGGTAGTTCGTTTGTGTATATTACCGTTTTAAGATTAGATTCAGCCAACATTAATGCCTGTAACCAACTATGATACCTACCACCAGAGTAAAAGTGTATGTCTTCTGTTAAAAATGCAATGTCAGGTTTAGTATCGGGCATTATTTCGCCGTTTATTTCTTTTAACACTTTAGCCAACTTTTTAGCCGAGTGTTCTGCCGTCCAGTTTTCTTTAGCCCATTTAGCACCTGCCTTGCCTTTTTCCCTTGCTTCGTCTTGGTGTTCGTACACATAACGCATTTGCTTTTTAAGTGATTCTAAATCGGGTTCTACCATTCTACCCACATCGCTGGGTACATAGTTTGTATATACTGCCGGACAATCACCTTTAATATCTATTTCATAAAAGTAATCCGGATCAAAGTATTCTGTCATACCACTACCATTAGGTATTATTACCGGTATTCCGGTTGCAAGTGCTTCTAGTGGAGTAAGCCCAAAACCCTCGCCCCTACTTGGAAATACAAACGCATCTGCTTCTGACAACAGGTTACGCATTTGTGCGTAATTGTATTCGGCTTTTATTACATCTATGTTAGGGTACTGGTCTTTTAATAAAGGAAATGGCGGTTTAGTATGTATGGTCTTGAACACCATTCTAACCGGCTCATCAACACTAAACTCTTGTGTAAACGCCTTAAAAACCAAATCAAACCCCTTACGTATGTTAAAAGCATTGTAATGTAAAAAGGTAAAGACATCGTGTTTTTCTCGTTCAATATATTTATATTCTTCGTGGTTATACCCCAAAGGTACAACTGTAGTTTCTATGCCACGCGTGGCAAATGATTTCTTACAGAACTTACTAGGAACAATTACCTTGTCAGCACGTTTCAAGTGTCTAACCCAACTACTAGGTATGGTAGTGCTTTCAAACATTGAATATATTACCTTAATAGGTGTCTTCATTCTGTCGGCAAATACGGGTGTGTAATAACACATACCTATGTTTTGTCCGCTCTCTTTTTTACTTACATCAATACCATATTTTTTTAAGTACTTCATTAAATAGGATTGACTTTGCCCATAGCCGTCTGGTCGGTCAGTTGAGGTTAACAAATACACTGGCAAACCTGTGCCAGTATTCTTTTCTTTTTCAAATGTCTTGGGCTGTTCATCTAATAAAGTAAAACCACGCTTCAAAAGCTGTTCAACCTTACTGCTTGAAACACCCACGATTTGCCCAGAAGGATTGCGTATAAACATCTGTTCTTTTTATTATACACAAAACGCCCCACCTTTGAAAGAGGGGCGTTCTGCTTTATTAAATTGTTAGTACCTTACGCATCAATTGCGGGTTGATGTGCTATTGCTACCATCAATTCTGGTCTAATGGTCTTAACTCCGTAGAGGATATCAAGCGTACATTGTAAACCAAGTCCTGATTTATCGTATCCAATAGTGCTTCTGATAGCCAAGCCACTCTCTGCGTCTTGAACAGTCATTTGGCTTACGCCGTTTCCGTTACCCCAGTCGGGTAATGGTCTGACTGCCAAAACAAGTGCATCGCTACCATATACAAACGGATAGTAAGTGTCAGGTGACGTATCTGTGTCTATACCTACAACCTGTGATTCAAACAAGTTAATACCTGCTAATTTAGTAACGGAAGCGTCTAATAGAGGCTTGTTGTTACCAAACTGACTTGCGTCTTCAATACCTTCCTCGTTTAGTATGTCTTCAACTGCGTACTCGTCAAGCTGTACGAACATAGGTGCGAACTTGGGTAATTTGTTTGTTACCAATTCACGTCTTGCTCTAACTAACGCTTTCTTCCAATTTTCGAAGTCTGATAAGGAAATTGTAGTACCTGCATTTGTATACTCGTCTGCAATGTCCTGCTCAACCTGCTCTGCTATTACTGCTACTGCGTCTCTAATGTATGATTCAAGTACGTTAGGAATAGACACGGCTTTAGCAACGTCCTCAATTAGGAAAGTTACCTCTTTGTGTTTATCTAACACAACCTGTACCACATCATCATCTGGTGCTTGAACAGTAACGTTGGTTTTAGCTGTTTTATCATTTACAGATAGTGTACCTCTTACCGGAATATCTAACGTAGTACCTCTCGATGCAAAGTCGCCGGAATAGTCTTTCCTAACGGTTCTTGCAAGATTTAGATACTTTCGTAGATAGTCAAGTCCCTCGTTTGCTGACCTAACCATTATTTCAGGTATATGATTAGCAAGTTCGGTCTGTCCTACTGCTGTATAATCTGCTGGCATATTTTATTTCACCACCTTTCAACTTTGTGAGCCGTCAGGTGGTAAAACCACCCTACCTACTCATTGTAATTTATACGTCCTTCTTTTTTAGCTTTTTCAATTTCTTCTTTATGCTCGGTATACCATTTATTGTCCCTTGACTGTCTTTCTATCTCCGACCATTTCCAAAACTGTGCTTTACTGCCTGTATCGGCTGTATTTGGTGTACCGATGTTCTTTTTATCGGGTTCAGCGAGTAAGTATGGTTTAGCAATTAATAGTTCTGCGACTATTTGATTGGCGTTTGCTACGTTGCCCTCTGCGTCTACTTCAATAGTGTTAAGGTCAACCAAGCGTACAACGTCATCAAGGGCTTCCTTACGTACGCCCTGTGCAACTGCTTGTGAAATAACAGCTTGTTTTTTCGTCTGATTAGCGATTTGCTTTTTAAGGCTCTCGTTTTCAGCTTGGTACTTGTCGGCAAGTTCCTTAAACGCTTCTTTTTCTTTTAACTTTTCTTCTTCGGCTTTGGCTTGTTCAGCTTTTAACCTCTCAAGTTCTTTAGCTTTTGCAGTTAAATCCTTAAAGCGTGGGTGCTTGAATGCAAGTTCCCATTGTTCATCTGTTAATTCTACTTCTTCGCTTTTAGATTGACCCTTCGGTTGTTTAACGTCTTCCGTAGACGGGGTTTCTTCTTTTTTTTCTTCCATTTTCAAATTCACCACCTTTCACTTTTTAGCGGGGTTGTGTCCCCGTAAGTAGTTACTATGTATATTATATCCTTAATTGGTTAGATAATGCAACACCCGTGTCAATTAACATCTACATTTGAAATAATGGTTCTTCAACCATACGTATTTCTATAGGTGCTGGTAGATAACGGTGTTTGCAATTAGGGTGCATTAAACCACTCATTTCTGCTTCCGCAACAGTAGGGTAACCTCTGGTAGCACCGGTCATTGACAGAATTCGTCCGTCCCACGGCTTACATAAATCACAACCACCACCGTGACTACTAACCTGTACTAAATCGTATCCTTCCATTTTTAACCTAGTAGTTATACCCATATTAGTTACCTCACGCATACGAGTACGAGCTAACATTTCTGCATACACATCTAACTTCCACTCCCTACCGCCCTTATCTACTATGGCTGTAAAATCCTTTGCTAAATCGTTTACTATTTTGTCTTTTAGCTCTTTTAATGTATCGCCTTGCAATTTACCCTCAATAAATATAGCCTCTAAACGTGCCTTACGCACATCAGTCATTACTTTTTGTGTGGCAATAAAAGTACCTCGCAATGCCTCACCATAATCATTTAAGGTGTCGCTTATTATGCTATTTAATTCAATTATTTGTTGTTCGGATAGTTTGCCCGTAGCTGTTAAACCAGCTTTACGCATTGCATTGGTTACTTCTAATTGACTGCTGGTATAGTGCCAACGTATTTCTTTTTCTATTAGAGGATATGCTTTCTTTTCAGTACGCCTGATTAGTTCAGCCACACCTTCCATAGCGGTTGGTATATCTATGTCACGGCGTGTCACAAAACTGGCTATTATCAGCTTCCTTATATTAGATGATAATTTACTAAATAAACCAGATATTTGTTTTGTAGCGTCTTCTATTGATTTCCTTGATGCCATATTTACTCCTCATCATCGTTAGGCTGTAGCTTATCAATGATAGATGTAAAATTGGCACGACTTTTTTCTATTTCTTCAACTTCCCTTTCGGCTTCTGCGTCATCATACCCGTCTAACAGCATAATGGCTGATTTCTTGCTTAGTATACCAGCGTCCACACGCTTAATTATTGTTTCGGTTTCTTCTACAACGTCATTTACTATACCGTCACCAAACACTATGTTAACCGGTTCTATTTCCTTACAGGTTATTTTCTTACCCATATAGGTAACTCCAACACCCTTATTATTAACTGATAGTTTCTGTGCTATTTCAAACACTTCTTTTAACGCTTGTTCGTAATATCTTTTCTTTCGTTCTGCTTTGGCAATGGTTCTAATAAGTCGCATTTTCAATGCCCTACCGGATTGAATAGCACCGTCCTTGCCCATACCTAACACGTCAGGACTTACCTCTGATGACATAAATAATAACTCCATCATCTTTTCTATTTCTTTGAAAGCATTGTCTAGACTGGCATTCCAAACAATGTATTGGGGTACTTCGCCGTCATCTCCCAATTCAATCATTTGTAGGGCTTCTTTCTTAACCCTACCTTCTTCGTCTAGCACACCTTCCGGAACTGCAAGTATTGGATCGCTGTGTTTGTCTAGTATGTTGGCTGTCTTGGTTAAACGATTATTTAACTCAAACTGTAATGATTCAAAATCAATAAAATCAGACACACCCCAAAAGTCCTTACTACCCCTGTAACGCATATTGGGAACAAATACCAGCAGAGGTTTATCAATATTGGTTTCAACTAATGGTTCGTAATTAGTACCGTACTGGGCATTGTATTCTTTAACATCTACTTCTTGGTCAATTATATTATTGTCACCCTTAACTACGTATATCTTGGTTTCAACCTTACCTGCTGTATGTATTTCCCTTACTAAAAACCTTGCTTCTTCTCCCTGTTCAGTTTGGTACAAATCAATCCACGCTAACTCTTGCACGTCTGGTGTCTTGCGTGGGTTTCTACCATTAACTTCCGGGAAATAAATAGCTGGGTCGGTGTCTTCAATTACTATTTCGTTATTTTCAACACGTATCTTAAATAAAGCATCACCTAAAGCCGAGTTGCTAATAGCAGACTCAAGCAACTGTGTGCTTAACTTATTATTGTAAACTAAACCGTCAACAAAGTCTTGGTTCTTGTCAGCATAAAAAGCAACATCTTCACCAAACAGCATATCGGCACTTACTTTGGCAACAAGTGCATTAAAATTAGCCACGATGTATCGTAGCTTATTATATCGTTCAGAAAAGGCACTTTCTCCTTCTATAGCAAATGCTTCAAAATGTTTACCCTCTAACAGTCTTTCGTTTACTTCGTAGGTATGTAACCTACCTGTTTCCGACTCATACGGAAATTGTTTTGCACCTTTAAATGGCATATATTATTATTATAACACCTAGAACGGTTTAGTAGTATATGCTTTTGCCTTTTTTGGCTTGTTCATATACGAGTGAACCGCATAGCGTAAACTATCTACAAAATCGTCCCTTATTTTAACGGGTTCGTCAAGCACACGGTCATCTTTTGTTTTCCAGCTATAAGATTTAAGTTCCTTTATAGCATTGGTTGACGCTTTATCAACAAACAACCGCCTACTTTTTATAGTATCTATTCCTTTCTTAACGTCCTTATCTGCGGGGTATATGTTGTAACCTGCCTTCTTTATTTCCTCTATACGTTGTGGTTCTGCACTATCAGCAAACATATAAGTGTTCTTGTTTATGTTTAGATCGTTCATTCTTTTAATCAGGTCCTGATTAGTTATGTAACTTTCGTAAATAACTTCTTGTGTATACACATCATCATCTTTTAGCACAACCCTTGTCAATGCTGTAGGGTGATTCCAACCAAAGTCCAAACCATATACCATTTCACCTTCCGGTAAACTATCAATTAGTTCCCACATTGTGTATATTCTCACACTACTTACACCACGTTGTCCAAGCCCGTAAATATTCCAATAGTTAGGATCAAGTTCCCTAAAGTGTTCTATTTCCTTTACTATTTCCTTTGGTAAAAAGGGATTGTCCTTATAGGTACTTACTATTAAACGTGCGTCTTTTCTTGTTAGTACGTCATCGTAAATCCAATGAAACTCATCACTTGGGTTAAAGTCCATAAATATCTGCGTGTTGGTACGCATATTCAACTGTCTAAACGATTCCTGCGACAATTCGTTAGCTTCGTTTATCCACAGGTAATCCCTACGCCTACTACGTACTTTCTGTGGTTCGTCTAAACCAAAGAACTCTATTTCATTACCGTGCATTGTATAAATGTTTTCTGTTTTGTTGTGGTTTTCTTCATTGTACACACCCAAGCCCTGCAATATGTTAAAAAAGTCCCTCATAGCAGTAGCACGTAGCGTGGGCATTGACTTACGCACTATGCTAAACACCTTGCCTTGTGTTTGCTGTGCTTTTACTATAAATAGTTGTGCTAACGAATAAGATTTGGAACTACCTGTACCGCCTTGATTTACTACAAACCTTTCGGTAGCTTTGTAGTTTTCGTTAAATACCCTCGTTGCTTTCAGAGTTAGTTCCATCTACTATTTCTACCTTTATACCTGTAATTAAATCACCTTCGTGCTTCATTGTTTGTACCGCCTTGCCCTCACTTCTGTCAGCTATTTCTTG